AAAGCTTGCCGAGCGGTACGAAGAAGCCCTTAAAAAAGCGGAAGAGTACGAAAAAAGAACCGGCACCGCCCAAGACAGCTTCTTTACCTCAGATCGTTACGGAGCCATCAGAGCCACCTTCGACAACAACGACAGCACCACAGCCAGCGAAGGTTGAAGAGCTACAGAACATCATCTTCAAGCCCAATGTTGGGCCACAAACTTCTTTCTTAGCAGCGCCTGAGAGGGAGGTTATGTATGGTGGGTCAGCTGGTGGCGGTAAAAGCTATGCCATTCTTGCAGACCCATTGCGTTATATGGGCCATCCACAGTTCTCAGGGCTGATTCTTCGACACACTACAGAGGAACTGCGTGAGCTGATTTGGAAAAGCCAAGAGATGTATCCAAAGATCTACCCCGGTATCAAGTGGAGTGAACGAAAGATGCAATGGGAAGCGCCTTCTGGTGCTAGATTGTGGATGTCCTACCTCGATAGAGACGAAGACGTCATGCGTTATCAGGGTTTAAGCTTCTCATATATTGCTTTTGATGAGCTTACCCAGTGGGCTACACCATTTGCTTACAACTATATGCGTTCACGGCTGAGAACAGCTGCTCCTGACCTACCTTTGTACATCAGATCCACTACAAATCCCGGTGGCCCCGGTCATCAGTGGGTTAGAAAGATGTTCATCCTGCCATCACCACCCAATAAGTCGTTCTATGCGACGGATATTGAGACTGGTAATGTAATGACATTCCCTAAAGGGCATACTCGTGAGGGTGAACCTCTGTTTAAGCGTAAGTTCATCCCAGCTAAGCTGTCAGACAACCCCTATCTAGCTGAGTCTGGTGACTATGAGGCTATGCTGCTGTCTCTTCCAGAGCATCAACGTCGTCAATTGCTTGAAGGCGACTGGGATATTGCAGAAGGTGCTGCATTCTCTGAGTTTAACAGGGCAATTCACGTTGTTGACCCCTATGACATACCTAATAGCTGGCCCAGATTCAGAGCTTGTGACTACGGCTACGGAAGTTACAGCGCTGTGCTGTGGTTTGCTGTGGCACCAGACGAATCTATTGTTGTTTACAGAGAATTGTACGTAACTAAGGTGTTGGCAGAGGACTTAGCTCTGATGGTGATGGAAGCAGAGCGCAATGACAAGATTCGCTACGGTGTATTGGACAGTAGTTGCTGGCATAAGCGTGGTGACACAGGGCCATCCATTGCTGAACGTATGATTATGAAGGGATGCCGTTGGCGTCCGGCTGATCGTAGCTCTGGTAGCCGTGTCGCTGGTAAGAATGAGGTACATCGGCGTTTGCAGGTGGATAGCTTTACAGGAAACCCACGCATTACCTTCTTTAATACGTGTGTACGTGTCATTGGTGACTTGCCTCAGCTACCGTTAAGCAAAACAAATCCTGAAGACATCAACACTAAAGTTTCTTTCGACCACACCTATGACGCTTTGCGTTATGGGCTGATGTCACGCCCTCGCAGTGGTATATGGGATTACAATCCTAACTTACAGAACAGTGGTATGCAAATTTCAGATCCTGTTATGGGCTACTAATGTTATACCTTCATTCAAACAACTGGAAACTACATGGCACTAATTGATAAACCGTCCAATGATAAGACTCTTGCTCTTGATGATGCTTCAGAAAAGCTAGATGACTTCAATGGTGGCTCTTTAATCAACTTCATTGAAGCACGATTCACTCGTTCTGAGGAAAGCCGCCGATCTGATGAAACTCGTTGGCTGCGTGCCTATCGAAACTATCGTGGGTTGTATGGTGCTGATGTACAGTTTACATCCACTGAGAAGAGCAGGGTCTTTGTAAAGGTTACTAAGACTAAGACGCTTGCAGCTTATGGTCAGATCACAGAGGTCTTGTTCTCAGGTAACAAGTTTCCGCTGAGCATTGATCCATCTGTGCTGCCTGACGGTGTGCTTGATACCGTTCACTTTGATCCTGCTGCTGGCCCTACTGCTCCACCATCTATTCCATTTGGTGACGAGGGTGGTGCTAGTATTGATAAAGACTTCAATATGGACAAGCTTGAAGAAATGCTTGGTGCATTGAAGGATGACTTGAAAGACCTTCCCGGCTTGAAGAAGGGGCCGGGTGTCACACCTTCAGCAATTACTTTCAGTCCTGCAATGGTAGCTGCTAAGAAGATGGAGAAGAAAATCCACGACCAGCTAGATGAAAGCGGTGCTAGTAAACATCTGCGTGCTACAGCCTTTGAGATGGCTTTGTTTGGCACTGGTGTTATGAAGGGGCCGTTTGCTGTTAACAAAGAATACCCTAGCTGGAGCGACACTGGTGAATATAAACCTTTGATCAAGACAGTACCTGAAGCATCACATGTTTCATTGTGGAACTTCTATTGGGACTCAGACGCTAGCAACACTGAAGATTGCCAGTATGTCATTGAGCGTCACAAAATGTCACGTACACAGCTGCGTGCATTGAAACGTCGTCCTCACTTCCGTAAGAATGTCATTGATCAACTTATTGATCAGGGTGAGTCTTACGTTAAAAAGTATTGGGAAGATGACTTAAAAGACTTCGCTCCTAACTTTGGTGTTGATCGCTTTGAAGTGTTGGAGTATTGGGGCAATGTCACAATTGATCTGCTCAAGGAAAATGACATTGATGTTCCTGAAGAGTTTGATGATGGTGATGAACTACAAGCTAACATCTGGTATAGCAACGGCAAAATCATTCGCCTTGTTCTCAATCCATTCAAGCCTTCACGCATTCCCTACTATGCCACACCGTATGAGTTAAACCCTTACTCGTTGGCTGGTGTTGGTATTGCTGAGAATATGGATGACACACAGACGCTGATGAATGGCTTTATGCGTATGGGTGTAGACAACGCTGTGTTGTCAGGCAACCTAATCTTTGAAGTTGATGAAACCAATATGGTTCCGGGTCAAGACATGTCTGTGTATCCCGGCAAAGTGTTTCGTCGTCAAGGCGGTGCTCCCGGTCAAGCCATCTTCGGTACTAAGTTTCCTAACGTGTCTAACGAGAACATGCAGATGTTTGACAAGGCTCGTCAGCTTGCCGATGAATCAACAGGTATGCCATCATTTGCACACGGTCAAACGGGTGTATCAGGTGTTGGTCGTACAGCCTCTGGCATCTCTATGCTGATGAATGCTGCTGGTGGTTCTATCAAAACAGTTATCAAGAACATTGATGACTACTTGATTAGCCCAATGGGTAAAGCATTCTTTAATTTCAACATGCAGTTTGATTTTGATGCTGAGATTAAGGGCGACTTAGAAGTGAATGCACGAGGCACTGAAAGCTTAATGGCAACTGAAGTCCGAAGCCAACGATTGATGCAGTTCTTGCAGATTGCTAGCCAGCCTGCTCTCATGCCATTTGCTAAGTTTCCATACATCATCCGCGAGATTGCTAAGAGTATGGACTTAGATCCTGATCGTGTGACTAACAATATGGATGAGGCAGCTAAGCAAGCCATCCTGTTGCAACAGACCTCTGGCGCTGCTCCACCTGTTCCCGGTGGTGGTGTGCCTGCACAAGGTGTTGGTGGGCCTCCGGGTGTTGCTGACATGTCTGGTGGTGGTGGTGGCAACATTGGTGTTGGCGCCGCTCCTGTTCCCGGTGAGCAAGGCTTTAGCGCTGCACCTCCACAAGCTCCAATGGCATGAGCACCAAACCCTACCTATCTAAACTGAAGGGGATGATTACATCCCCTCATCAGTGGGATGCCTTTGTTGAAATGCTAGACGCGCAGGTTGAACAACATCAACGTAAGCTGGAGCAGTCAGTTGAAATGTCTGATGTGTTTAAAGCACAAGGTGCCATCCAAGCTTTGCGGCAACTCAAATACTTGAAAGAAGAAATCAATGCTCAATGATCAAATGAATATGCTGTTAGATGGTGGTGTCATGCAGCAAGGCGGCACTGTTGATCCTGTATCAGGTAACGAAGTTCCTATTGGATCTATGCAGGAAGAAGTCAGAGACGACATTGACGCCAAGCTTAGCGAGGGTGAATTTGTTTTATCTGCTGATGTGGTGCGTTATATTGGTTTGTCTACGCTGATGAAGATGCGTGACAAAGCTAAAGAAGGTTTGCAAAAAATGTCTGACATTGGTCAGATGGGTAATGCCGAAGAGGTGCCTAATTCTGAAGCATTGCACGGTGACGACACTGAGATGGATGACGAAAGCTTTGGCTCTGAGATTGATTCCATTATGGGTGAAGATAACGGTGGTGGTGAGATGGCTTTTGCGGAGGGTGGTTATGTAGACCCTGTTAATGACTCACGTTATACAAATGCACCAATCAAAGGCTTTGAGATGGTGATGATGACCAATGATTCTGGTAACACCATCTACATTCCGCATGTTGATGGTAGACCTTTATTAACAGTACCCTCTGGTTATAAAGCTAAAACTAGCTTGTTGCCTGATGTTCCTACTGCACCAGTTACACCAGCAACACCTGCTGCCAGTACTAGTGATAGCGGTAGTGGCGGTGGTGATAGTGGTGACAGCAATGTGGATAGTTTCAATGGTACTCAGGGACAGAGTGTTACACCGGGAATGGAAGGAGTTGTAGGTAGTTCATTTTCAATATCACCTACTACCGTATCAAATATTGGTACGGCAGCGTCATTAGCAGGTCTTGGTATATTGGGAGCAACTGTTACAGCTTTTGCTACTCCTATTTCTAATGCAATTAATGACTATGCTTACGAATCAGCTGTTAATACAAACGTTGAAACAGTCGCAGCTCAAATGGGAGTCGATCCTAATGACCCAGCTAATGCTGCTACTATCTCTGCTGCTATTGACAGCACACCAAACGTAGGTGAAGACGTAGGTATGACGGCAACAAGTGGTGTAGGTGGTACAGGTGCTGCAGCTGCTGCTGCCGGTGCTGCCGCTGCCGCTGCCGCTACAGCCGCTGGTGCAACCGCTGCCGAGGCAGGTGCTGCTGCACAGGCTGCTGCCAATGATGTTATGAGTGGTGTTAGTGCTGGCATGGGTGGTGCATCAGAAGGTAGTGCTGGTTCTACAGCAGCTACTGCTGATTCTCCGGATGGCCCAGACGGTTCTAATGCTAGTGCGTCAGGTGGTAGCGGTGGAAGTGGCGATAAGATTGTTTGTACAGCAATGAATGAGTCTTACGGTTTTGGATCATTCCGAAACAATGTGTGGTTGGCATATTCTAAAAACCATATGACAAAAGAACATGAGATTGGATACCATGCTTTGTTTCTACCTCTCGTTAATGCAGGTTACTATTCAAACAAATGGTATAGCTCTACTTTAAAAGCAGTGTTGGAAAACATCGCACGCCACCGTGGTATTGATATTCGCTCAGAGATGCGTGGCAGTAAGCGTGACAGGATTGGTCAGGCCTATCGTTTTGTGCTAGAGCCATTGTGCTATGCCGTGGGTAA